TGATTGTAGAGAAAGTGAATATTATTATCGTGAATTTTTTATTGCAAGTGAAGAATTGAAAGGATTTTTGAAGAATGAACCTTAGAATCCAAGAATTAGAGAACAAAATCAATCTTTTATTAGAGGAAAACATAAATCTAAAAGTACAAATTGCCGAGTATGCTTTAGATTATTTATCAGTTATTATAGATAATCCTGTTGTTGCAATACAGTTATCTAAAGAATTTCAGTTTTTAGAAAAGAAATTTAAAAGTCTTGGGCTTTTGGAGTAAAATATGAAAGATATTGATGAGTATATTCAAGAATTGAAATGGGAAATTGAGACTTTGAAAGAGGAAATCCAAATTTTAAAAAATATTATTTCTGTAAAAGATGAAGAAATAAGAGGACTAGGCAAAAGAATTGGCGAATGTGAAGTTAATTACCAATTGATTGACCACATGGAAACTGAAATTGTTAGACTAAAATCAAAGTTTTCCAAAATAGAAGATATTATGATCGCATATTTCAGAGAGGATGCAAGAACTGGATTAGAAGATATTAGAGGAATTGTTCGTGAAGCGTTGAGAGGATTGTCATAATAATGAACGTCTTAGAATATAACCAGTCCTATATTCAATGTAAATATTGTTTAAATAACTATCTAATAACATTCATCAACGGAAAAGGAATTATGAAGAATCACCAAAGAAGATTGTATGATGGAACAATTAGATTGTATAAGAAGGTTTCCTGTGAAGGTTCTGGAAAGGAAATGGAATGGGAGAATAAAGAATGTTAATATCAATTAATTGTAAAGAATGTGGTATCCCACATCATGTTAGTTTTGGATGTAGCAATTGTGGATATGAATTTGGACTTTTTATGACAAAGGAAACGCGTAAATTTAAATATTGTCCAATGTGTGCTGAACCATTAAGAGAAGATGAGATAGATCGGGAGAATAAAAATGAGTTATGTTAAACATGAATACAAAGTTTTGTTTGCATTTTCAAATGATGAAATTGAAAGAATTATTAGCTCTTACTTGAATGAAGGATACACGTGTCAAGGTGGAATAAGTGTTGTTCTTTTTGGTAGTGGGACAGTTTATTATCAAGCTGTTATAAGAAGTGAGATTTTAAATGGCTAAAACAGTAGAAGTTGAACCTAGACCACATTTTTTGATGACAGAATTGGATTATAAACCATGAATGTGTCTGTAATTAAAGAATGTGGTTATGATGAAGCCATGTTAGGAATTTCTTTATCATGGGCAAGTGATGTAGAAAGAAGTATTCAAATTGCACCAAACCTTGCTCATAAACAATGTGGTCATAATAAATTCTTGGAAAATATTTATGTATGGTTAGACTGTGATCTTCCCAGATATATGTGGCAGGAGTGCAACACTTACAGGGTCGGAACAAGTAAACAATCAGAATCTACCATGCACACTATTTCTAAAAGATTACTCGAAGAAAGTGATTTTGACGGATATGTTTATCCTGAAACTCTTAGGAATTTAAATAATGATATTTTAATCTATCAACAAGGAAAACAAAAGGATGTTTTTATGCGGATTAAGAATAATCTTCCTGAAAGTTTCTTACAACGTAGAATCTGGTGTTTGAATTATAAAACATTACAGAATATTTTTTGGCAAAGAATTAATCATAAACTTCCACAATGGAAGATATTTTTAAGTATTGTTCTATCTGAATTAGAACATCCTGAGTTTATTATAAGAAAAGAGGAATAATGAAATTACATAATCCCAAAAAGACTAAAATCCAGCAAAAGAAAGACTATGAAAATGTTTCAGAAAGAGATTGTTTTCTAACTCCTAGATATGCTACAAATTTATTATTACCATACCTGAGAATGGGGGGGTAAAAACCGTTTGGGAATGTGCTAGCGGTTCTCATAATATGATTTCTGATGTACTTTCAGATAATGGATATGATGTTTATTCTACTGATTTGAAGTTTAATCCATTAATTCATTACGCGAGAATGAATTTTTTAACTGAGGAATTATATGAGAATTATGATGCAATCATTACCAACCCACCTTTTAGTTTAAAAGAACAATTTTATAAAAGATGTATTGAATTAGGTAAACCATTTGCCTTACTTATTCCAGCAGATTATTCTGGTTGGTTGCTGAAAGCTATCAAAGATGGCGCACAAAGAATTACTCCAACAAGAAGGATTGATTATTTGGCACCATATACTCTTGAAAGAGCAAATGAACATAATAAGTCAAAAGGAATTGATGAACAATATTCCGATTTGGAACAAATTCCAAATGGTGTATTGAGAAAGATTTCATCATCTGATTTTCATTCTTTTTGGTTGACTAAAGGATTTAATTTAGATAAAATGGAAGAAATTGTAGAACTTTCTAATGAAGATAAGTTCAATATCTGGTAGTTTGCTACTTGACAAAATAACGATTTTATGTTAAAATGAACACATAAAGGAGAGAAAATAAATGAGAAAATCAATTGAAGAAATTAGAAATAGAAATAAATCTTTTAAGAAAAGGTATTATTCTACTGTTCCGATCACAAAACCACAAGTTGCTGGAATGATTGCAAATTGTGTATGTGGCGAAGAAGTTAAAATTATAGGGTCTGTAATTTGTCCAAAATGCAAGTGGGTTTTGTTTGTAGAATCTCTTGGTGATGGCTCATACTGTCCTACTGTTTCAGTTCCTAATGGAATAAAAATAGAGAATATTAATTTTAGTAACCTCGTTTATAATCAGCCACAATTCATTAGATGGATTACGGAAGAAGAATATTATGAATCCAATAACTAATATTCTTGTTTCAATTTTATCATTCCTAGTATTTTACACATTGGTATCAAAAAACGTTGTTCCTATCAGAGATGAGTATAAATCACTTATCTATGTTACTATTGGATTATGTTTTATTTTGGATTTGTCATTTTCGTTTTTGCAATGGGTAAAATAATTATTCATTGTGACGGCGGCGGGGCAAACAACAAAAACAGAAACTTAAATATCAATGCTTGGGCTTACAGAATACAGTATAAAGACGCAACAAAAGTAGATAGTGGCATTATTGAACATGCCACTTCTAATATTGCAGAACTTACAGCGGCAATAAAAGCACTTCAATCTTTGAGGAAATTCGATATTCCTGTTGAAGTTTATTCTGATAGTCAGTATGTTGTAAAAGGAATTGCAGAATGGGTATGGAATTGGATGAAGAATAATTGGATAGGTTCTAATGGTAAGAAAACCGCCAACATTCAATTGTGGACTGATCTTGTTGCCTTAGATTTGAGATTTACAGATATAAAATGGTTTCACATAAAAGGTCATTCTGGAATTGAAGGTAACGAATATGTCGATGATTTATGTACTAAAACTATAAAAGAATACATGGAGAAAAATTATGGTAAATAAGTTTGGTGATAAAGTATATTATATTATTAGTAAGTCTGGTAGAAAAATTTATCCACCGTCAATTAGGACACGAACAGCTAGATCGTGTACAAACGATATTCGTGAATGTAACAAATGGTTGATTAAAGAAGCATTATTAGAATGTGACAATACATACCAACGAAATGCTATTCAGGGAATGAATTATAAAAGTCTAACTGAAACTGATATTTCTACATTGAATTATGTTATTTTAGGTGAAGATGAACCTATCTGTTTTCCTAGAATTGGTAAAGATGGTGTGTAAATTGCCTATTGACAAAAGTGTAATTTAATGGTATAATATTATTCCAATTCAAAAATAGAAAGGAAAAACTAAGTGGAAAAAAATGATTTTGATTTTTGGTATCTTGTTCCTAAATATGGAATGTCTGAATTATCCTCTCGTACTCAACCACAATTGAATAGTAAACTTTTTGATCTTTATCCTATTATCAGTTCACCGATGAAAGGTATTTCTGATGCTAGGTTAGTTATTTGTATGGCAGAGAATAATTGCTTAGGGATTTTACATCGTTTTGATACTATTGAAAATAGAAAATCTATGATTGATAAAGTAGCAGAAAAAGCACATGTTTGGGGTGTTGCAATTGGTGTAGAAAATTTTAGTGGTGAATATGAAGTTGCCAAATATGCTGTTGATAGAGGATGTAAGTTTATTGTTACGGATTTGGCAAATGGCTATATTCAAAAATTGTCTTATATTGGTAATCAATTGAAGATGGATTTTCCCAATGTTTATACTATTGGTGGAAATGTTGTAACCAGAGAAGGTGCTGAATTTCTGAATAAATCTGGATTTGATATGGTTAGGGTAGGCGTGGGTGGAGGTTCAAATTGCCAAACTCGCGAAATAACGGCCATCGGAAGAAATAATGTTGCGGCAACTAAGGATTGTTCAAAATCTGATGCTCTTATTATTACTGATGGTGGTGTAACTTCTTCTGGTAATGCTGTGAAATCTTTTGCCGCTGGTGCAGATTTTATTATGTTGGGAAGTGCATTAGCACATGCAGAGGAAGCTGATAATGATGGTACACTTTATGGAATGGCGAGTTTTAGGCTACATAAAGAAAATGGTAAACAACTAAAATCCATTGAAGGATTTGAAACAAAAATTACAAAAGAGAAAAAACCATTGAAAGATATTATTGATAGTTTTTTGTGGGGTATAAAATCTGCATGTACTTATCTTGGTGCATGGCATTATAGTGAAATTGCTGATAGATCAAAATTTGTTAGAATAGATGAAGAATTTTAGAAAGGAAAATATGCAAACACAACCTGAACCTATTGGGAATAATTCTCAACCTAGTTGGGATTTAGTAATTGAGGATTATCGTAGCAAGAATAAACATTCATTTGTTGAAAATATTGTAGAATTGATGAAAATGCGTAATGAAATCGGTATTAAACGTTATGGAGTTCCTTTACAACCTTATAATGGTAGAGATAGTGTAATTGACGCAATTGATGAGGCTACGGATTTAACCGTATATTTAAAAAACTGTCAACGTGAAGGATATGAAGTTGATGGTATTTTAGAAAATCATATTAATACTATGTATAAAATTATAGAAGATTTGTATTGTTTGATGGCTGAAAGAGGAAGGATGGAGGTTGAATAATGGCTGAACTAAACGAAAAAGCTAAAAAGGTTTTTGCATTAAAGTATTCAACTGGAAAGAGTAAAACATGGAAAGACTCTTGTAGAAAAATTGCCGATTTTATTGCGGAGGGGGAAAGGAATTATGGAGCAACAGATGAAGAAATAAAGAAAATCGCTGATAAATATTATAAATTTTTATATGATCTTTATTTTATTCCAGGTGGTAGAATCATTGCTAATGCTGGAACTGGAATTAAAAATTTAGCTAATTGTTTTGTTCTTCCAATAAAAGATTCTAGGCAATCTATTTACGAGACACTACAAAACGCCGCAGAAGTTTTTGCTATGGGTGGTGGTGTGGGGTATGATTTTAGTGATGTAAGAGAAGAAGGTGCTTTGATAAATTCTACTGGTGGTAAAGCTAGTGGCCCTTTAAGTTTCATGTCATTATTTGATCAAACTGGAGAAGTAATTCAACAAGCCTCTAGGAGAGGCGCACAGATTGGTTTGATGGATGTTTCTCACCCTGATATTGAAAAGTTTATTGGTTTCAAATCAAAATTAAATGCACGAAACAAACGTCTGATGCAAGAGTATGACAGGAATCTTCATGTTGTAAATGGCGTTATCAATGGAACAAAGTATGAAAGAATTTTGGAAAAAACTCTTTTGGATGATCAATTAACACATTTTAATATATCGGTTTCCTTAAGTGATGAATTTATGAAAGCTGTTGAAAACGATGAAGATTGGAATTTGATTTCACCTTCAACAAAACAAGTCGTGAAAACTGTAAAAGCTAAGGAAATTCTACAACAAATTGCAGAACAGGCATGGGAATCAGCCGACCCAGGTGTAGTCGTGGGTTCTAGAATCAATAAAGATAATATTGTTAGAGATTATATTGGTGAAATCAAGGCTACAAACCCCTGTGGAGAAGTTCCCCTCATGCCATACGAGAGTTGTATTTTAGCCTCTATCAATCTTCATTCAATGTTCGACAGTAAAACAAAATCAATAAATTATGATATTTTAAAAGATGTTGTTCAAACAACAACTAGATTTCTTGAGAATGTTACCGAAGTTGGTGAAGCACCAGTAGAAAAAATCAATGAAGTTACAAAAGGTTTACGGCGTTTAGGATTAGGGGTTTTAGGTTGGGCTGATTTATTAGTAGAATTAAATATCCCCTATGACTCAAAAGAGGCTGTAGAACTTGCTGAATATTTGAGTTGGTTTATCGGATATTATTCTTGGATTGAATCTTTTGAATTAGCTAAGGAACGTGGTGCTTTTAGATTTTATGATAAAGATAAAGTAGATTTTCACATTATTAAAAAGACACTTTACGATAATCCTTATAAAAAATTTGAAGTTCCTTTTGAAGAATTTAAGGAAATTGGCGTTAGAAACGTTGCTGTACAAAGCCTTCCTCCGACTGGCAGTATTGCCATTATTGGTGGTGTAAATTCTTCCATTGAACCATTTTTTGCATTAGCATATAAAAGAAATATCACAGAAGGAATTGGTAATATTGCGGTAGATAGTCTTTTTGAAACAAATCCAGCGTTAGATAGAAAATTAAAAGAATTTAATTTCAATGACGAACAAAGAAAGGAAATTTTAGAATATGTTTCTAAAACTGGAAGTATTAAAAATTGCGTAAGTGTACCAGAAGAATTTCAGAATATTTTTAAAACAGCAAATGAAATTCATTGGAAAGATCATATTGCAACTCAAGCGGCATGGCAAACATATGTCTCAAATGCAATTTCTAAGACAATAAATATTCCAGAAAATTCTACAGCGCAAGATATTTATGATATTTATATGTATATGTGGAAATCTGGTCTAAAGGGTGGTACAATCTATCGCGATAACTCAAAAAGTTTTCAAATCTTGGAAAAACCAAAGGAATAATATTCGTGGTAAAAAAAATAATTCCGACTGGAACTCTATGCAAGCATTGTGAAAAGAAAGCAATTAGAGTATTTGAAAATGGTTATTTTGTTTGTGCAGCACATTTTTATTTATTGAAAAAATATGGGAAAGTAACTAGAACAAAATACGATGCAAATGAAATAATTTTAATTAACCAAAAATATGCTGAAATATGTTTATATAATATGAAAAATATAGAGGTTGCCCGCGCTATTGTAGATGTTGAAAATATTGAAAAAATAAAAGAACACAAGTGGTTTTTAGTACATGGATATGTTAGAACTTGCGATGGTTTCTCTTTACATGAATTTGTTATGGATTTCTACAAGAAAGAAAATTCGGTCATAGACCATATAAATAGGAATAGACTAGACAATCGTAGAGAAAATCTTAGAATCGTGGATTTTACAATCAACGGATATAATAAGGGTAAACAGTCAAATAATACATCTTCATTCCCAGGCGTTTCATTTGATAAAAGGAGAAATAAATGGGAGGCGTACATAAAAATAAAAAGAAAACATATTCACTTGGGGAGATATTCTAAATTCGAAGATGCTGTATCCGCAAGAAAAGAAGCAGAGATAAAATATTTTGGTGAAGAAATAAATAGAGAAAATGATATTTATACAGTATTTAAAAAGAAGGAATAAATAAAATATGAAAACACGTGGTTTTGACAAAATATCTCTCATTCAATGGTTGACAGATAATAATTGTTATGTTACAACTGCAACCGAACATCAAGTAACGGAATTAACTGATAAACATAATAAACTTATCCTTCCAAAACGATCAACTAAAAACTCTGCTGGTTACGATATTTTTTCACCAATTGATTTTACTTTAGGAGTTGGTGGTTCTATCAAAATTCCAACTGGATTTAAAGCATATATGTTACCGGATGAATTTTTATCATTCTATCCTAGAAGCGGATTAGGTTTCAAATATTTCTTACGTCTTGCTAATACTGTTGGAATCGGTGATAGTGATTACTATAATAATCCTGATAATGAAGGTCATTATTGGTTAAAAATCAGAAATGAAGGCGATATGGAAATTGTTGTAAAAACTGGTGACAGAATTGCACAATGTATTTTTCAAAAATATCTCTTAGCAGATGAAGATAATACCAGTGAAGATAGAATTGGTGGATTGGGTTCTACTAAAAATTAGTATAAAAAACAGGTTATCTATTATGATAACCTGTTTTTATTTTAACTATGCTGAACCTTTAATTAAACCTTCCGCTACCAATGCAGAACGAATTTCATTTAATAAAGTATAAATATCAGTAAAATTATTATTCAAAATAGTCTGACTATAACTTGCCGTAACATCTTGAATAGTACCATCATAAGTACCACCTGTTGAATTTGTCAATGCTCCCTGATTAGCTGATGCTGGTTGAACGACAGGAGTAGTATTCCAGAAACCAATCTTCTGAGTTGTGTCAGTACCAATTTTAGTACCGATACTTGTTGAAGTTTCTATGTTTTTGTTGTAGAATTTTAAATTACCCAAGTTATTAACTTCTAACGCTATAGAATAGAAACCAAAACCTGTTCCACTACCTATATACCACGCTTGTACAGAATTTTGATTTAGAACAAGTGGATTATCTGTGTTATAAATGCCTAAAGTTGGTTTTTCGTAATTGTATCCAAGAATTGACAAATCATCTCTCGAATTATTTCCAGAAAACATAACAAAAGGATATTTATATAACATGAAATTATAATCATCACCCATACTGCCGCCGATTAATGGGTTTGATGTAGAAGCACCTTCACCTATTAATAGATTATAATTTCCTACCACTGTATTTCCAGTAGAATTTCCAATAACAATATTGTTATTACCACCTCCATTTTGGAAAGAGGAATAACCTATAACTATATTATTATTTGAACCTACTGCGGCATTACTTCCAGAATAATTGCCAACAATAGTATTATTATAACCTGTAGTATTAGTTCCTAAAACACTTTCACCAACAGCAACATTATTATGACCTGTTGTATTCACTCCAAGAGCATCTAAACCAATTTTTACATTATGTAAAACAGGGTCAAAACCAAGATTGGAAAATGCGGCATCTATCAATTCCATATTGCTAGTACCAGTATTTCCTGACATATCCATACGATATGTTAGGAAACTTGCCGCTCCATCTGTGGTATTATTATATAATTTCAAACCTAGATTTGTAGTTGTAGTTGTCATATTTTCCTTTATAAAATTGTGTAATCTAAATCTACAAGTGTATCAGTATTCATAGCTGATAATGTCAATGTGTCATAATCTGATAACGGATTCATTGTAGTCCTTTGTATCTGAGAAACAAAAGTATTAGTTATAGGAACTGTTGATTGTAATCTTTGTGCTACAGGATTAGTTGTAGATATTCCTGTCACAACAAGACTGAATGTTTTTACAAATCTTAAAAATAAACTAAATATTTTAGCCATTTTATGATAGTCCTATATTTAAACTTGAAGCTACAAATACTCCAACCTCAGAAGCACCAATTGTTTTAGGTGTAGTGAGTGCATCGTAGAACAAAATATTTCCACCACTCAAAGAATCAGAAAACAAAATGTGAGTTATAGAACCCCAAGAACCACTTGCTTGAGGAAATATAATCAATGAAAGATTAGTTAAACTTCCGTTTGCGGAAACACCAAAATTTACTTTGTCGTTAGATATTTCAACTCTAGCATATCCGTTTCCAACTGGTTCAGTAGCACCTGTACCATCTGCATTAATAGCAGTTGTAGATAAACCAATATAATAATTATCTGGTAGAATATAATCAGTACCACCAAAATTATAATCCATAATTTTATTTGCTTGATAATAAGTTATAGCCATTATGCAACTCCTGACACAATTAAAATCGTACCTTGTGCTGGTTTATAAATTGCTCCACTATAATCAGTTATTATAGCTTGATGTAAAAACTTTCCAGAAAGATTCTGAGTATCAGCAGAAGTTAAGGTAACTGTAAATCTATTCAGAGGCGAATAGATACCAGATTTTGTAAGAGCAACAATATTTGGTTGCCCATAGTAAAACATTTTCCAAGTGAGACTCGATAGAACACTATCTACAGGAAGGTTATTTTCATCATAAATATCAAAAATTATGGTATAAGTAGAACCACCTATAAAAGATATTTCTTCGAGGGAATTTATTGTTTGAAAAGAAACATAACTCATTTTTACCTCTTAAGAAACTTTAAACAATGTTAGATTGGCGTATTTCACAGTTATATTGCTTGCACTTGTATCGTTTTCAACAGCAAGACTAACTAAATCATTCACGCCTAAATTTATTATACCTGTACCACCAATAGAATAACCACCACTGGTTTCTTTTAATTTAGTATGGTTTTCTGTTTGAGCCTGACTTACGCCATTAACCATAACAGTTCCACCACCATCCTGATCTGGCGCAGATGGAACAATTGTCATAGACCAATTTACAAGATAATATCCAGAATATAAACACTTCAATTCTCTATTGTTTTGAAATGTAAAATCAGGTGTATAACCAGCAGATAGAGAACCATCTACCTGATAGTAAACATTACTTGAAGCAATTGTTACAACTTTAGTAATATTTCCAGCGTACATACTTCCTGTACGTGAACCATCACCAGTATTGACTCCGCTAACATAAGCACCTGAACCTATGGTTAAAGTATTAGAACCATTATCTTTACCTGTACCACCTTTATCAGCAGTTAGAATACCAGATAATTGACTGGGAGGAATTGAACTTGTAACAACACCTGAAAATGTCAAATTACCAAGAATATCGACATAAAAGACTTTTGTATAAGGGTCAATAATAGATGGTCTAGTCTGAACTGTTATACCATCAGCAGGGTCTAAAATAATTTGAGATAATTCATTTGTCGTAGTCAAAGTAAAATCAGCATTTACGAGTGATAAACCATTTTGGTCTAATGTTAGATTAGCAATACCACCCGGCCCAGAATTTGTAATCTGTAAAAATTCACCAGCAATAACTTTACCTACAATTTGTTCACCAACGATACCGTATGCTGGTGAAGGTGAACTAACTTTTCCTAAAGCAATTTTAGCAGTTTGCCAAGCGTCATCAGTGAATACTAAAGAATTATTAGTTAACCATGACTGTTCTGGTTCATAACCTGATAAACCATTAAACTTCCTAGCTTTTATACCATTGCCGTTTATTAGTATTTCTTGATTAGCACCAGCTACAACATTATTCAGACTAGCATTTAAAGACGAATCTATAAATGTAGTAACTTCTGATTTATATTCACTCCAATTAGTCCATTTTCCAGCATTAAAACTTACACTAGAACCAGTTTTTACTGTTTGACCTAAAAGATCAGTATATATAAAATAACCGTTATCCAATCTAAGTCTATTGCTAAATGTGAGTTTGAAATCTTTAGGGTCATCAAAGTTTATATCAATTTGTAATAATATAATCTCTGCTGTAAAATTTTCTTTTGTTTGGATGGTTACAACACTACCTAATTCTAATTGATTAGTATAATATTGAAATTCTTTCAAAAATGGAAAATTGGCAGAATCAACAGATAATTCGTATCTAGGTTGAGAAACTTTAGCCAATGTAATTATGCTTTGGTCGTATAATTCTTGTGATTGTGTTTGAACCTCAGATGGTGTCATACTATCAAGCTGAATTATGTTTTCATTTTGAAAAGTGCTTTGAAAAATAAATGTATTTAATTCTTTTAATTGGTCTGATGTGAAGTTTCTTTCAAAAGAAACAGCCTCATTCATACCTATCAACGTTTCGGTAACTAAAGCTATTTCAGCCTCTAAGACAACAATTAAAGCATTTACAGCGTTTATCTGAACTTGAATAGCATCCATTTGAGCGGTTATATCATCTATAGGTAAACCTTGTGCGATTCTAGCCTGTTGAACACTTTCAAGAGCGTTATAATCGTTTTGTAATTCAGTAAGACCACCAACACCTGTTTTAGCATTTGTCAATTCATCATTCTTTGTTTTCAGATGAATCAATTCTGAACTATAATAAGGTTTAAAATATTCTATTAGTTTTTCCCATTCTGTTATTGCACCAATGAGTGAAACAGTCATCCAATCAGTATTTTTATAATAATCAAAATTATAAACAACATTTGTACCTAAAGGATTTACTGCACGAATATCAAGATCATTTCCACCATAGCAAAAAAGTGCAGTAGCAATTTCATCTGCTATTTCTGTAAAAGTACCAGATTTTAAAAGGTTATCAAAACTCAAATAAATATCTGTTTCAGTTGTAGAATTAGCAGATGTATAAGCAGAAATTGTCTTATTTACTATGTCAAATTTAAAAATACAATTAAATGTTTGTTCTATGTCTGTAACCAGAAAGTTATAAACAGTAGTATCCGAAACATCAAATGACCTGAATTTATTCATGAGATCGGTATCAACGTGTGCAATAGTCCAATCATATAAATAATTGTCCATGAGTATATCTAATAAGGATTTTGTAGGGTCTGTTGGTCTATAAAAATAATAACTACCAGAAAATACGGATAATTTTTTAGTAATCAATTCGCCATCAATCGAAACACATTTTACATTTTTTACAGGAACTTTTCCGTCTAAGGTTTCCTCAATATTTCCAATTATGAAATATCCGATATTATCAACATGAACTAACCTTTTAGCTTTGATGAAATCGTAATATGGTATTTCTGTTTTAACATCGTCAATATATTGAGGAAGTGAGAATGTCAATTCCGATAAAGCATTAAATCTATAACTTAATTTAGTGTTATAAATTAAGCCTAAAGAATATAATTCTGTTTTATTTGGATTACACAAAGTTATTTGAGGTCTTATAAACTGATCAAATATATTGAAATCTACGATCATTTTAACCTCCGAATTTCTTTGCGAATTTTGTTTCCATAGACCATGTAGCCATATTTCCTAAACTGAACCTAATAAGGTTTTCACCTCTTACAAGTTTAAACCATTGTTTGTTAAAATTAGACAATCTTTTCAATCCTGTTGAAGATGTTATTATTTGTAAATCGTTATCCATAGTGATTGTTTCGTAAGGCGATAAACCTGTAAATACACTTATAGTTCCTGTATTCTGAATACTTTGAAATCTTGCATCTCCACCAAATCTATCCATAGTAAATGTAACTTTTGGAAGTGTGAAAAAAGCATTATCGGACAGATTTATAAATGTTCTATTGTCTATTGATGTTATAGGAATAGGAAATGTATAAGCTGTAGTTTGTGGAAACTTCCATGCCCAAGGCGAATCACATACAACTGTTGCTGTAATGCCTCTTACAATATTCCCAACCTTATCCATTTTAGGAGATTTAAAGAAACAATTAAAATAAATATCCTGAATATCATATTGATCTATTTGAAGTTTCTGATATGTTTGCTGTCCAAATAATTTTGCGGCAATAGCTTCATAATCTTGAGCATCTAATTCATAAGGTGTTCTAAAAGAAACATCAAATTCTAAAACTTTATTTTGTGTAACACCATAAAAGTAGGGTGTTGGTCTACGGAATATTTCTTGTGTGTACAAAGATACATCGCTAGAACCGTTTGTGGAAATATCTCCACCATTAGGTGAGGATATAAAAATATTATAGTTTTCACTATTGAATGTACCGTAGCTGAAATTTCTTCCCCAAAAACTCATTTTTCCTCCTTTGTAGAATTATTAGTGGGAGTGATTAACACTCCCACTAATTTAAACTCCGTACTGATTAGCCTTTCTTGTTATTCCTCTTGTGAACATTGAGTTATTCAGTTTCATAACAGCATTATTTACAATATCTTCTATTTTTGGTAAAACGGAAGAATCTAAATTGCCTTCAACGTTCATATTGATAAGACTACCAAAACTCATAGAACCACTCATATCTTTTGAGGAAATTTTTGCCAAACCAGGAAGCGTATATTTCATAAACTTTTCAGCTTGCGATCTAGTTACGACAGTTTCACCGCTCATTAGCTTTGCAAAGACTTCTTGTCCAATAGAACCTTCAACAACACCACCATCGTGATATGCCGCAATTTTTCCATTGGCAGATGTTACATTCGAAGAACCAGTTTTATAAGAAGGTTTAGCTTTTGAGTCAGAACCACCAGAACCTTTACCCCCCGAACCTCCACCACCTAAAGAATTTAAACTTTCAAGTAGTGCATTGGCGGCTTTTTCAGCTTCCTTTATGGCGTTTAATGCAAATTGATAATCAATCTTTCCAGCAAGATTTCTATATCTTTCAAGAGCGTCATAGGCATTATTCCAAGCATTTGTGATAGTCATATCAATACCATCACCATAAATTCTATTCCAAGAAATTAATTCTTCATAGAAACCAGATGATTTTTGATTGATTAGAGCAATAGCATCTAAGGTTATTTGACCACTTTTTGAAAGATAATCGTCAATAACTTTTATTTTATCTTTGATATATTTTTCATAAATACCATAGTCTGAATCTAAAGCCTTTTCTTCCTCTTTGAAACCTTGATCTCTCTGAGTTTTATTTATATCTTTCTGAATTTTTGCGGCTTCTTCTTCTAATTTCAGTCTTTTAGCTTTTGCTTCTTCACTATCATCAAGTTTTAATTGAAGTATTTCACCTTGAATTTTTGCCAAACTAGAGTTCTTTTCAGCTAATTGTTCGTCATAATTCAATTCTTCCTGTTTACTTTTTAATAGTTCTTTTCTTTTGTCGATGATTGCTTTATAGGATTCCAAAGATTGTTGCAAAGCATCTTTTTCAGCTTGTTTTTGTTGTTTTATTCTTTCGATGACTATCTTTAGTAATTCATCTAAGAATTTGGCATCATCTTTAGCCTGATTAGCGGCGGCTTGTGCGGCTTTTTTAAGTTCATTGAATTTATTGGAAATTGAACCTACTTTGTTAGAATAATCTCCCGCGGCTTTACTTGCAGTTTCCATTGCCGCTGTCGTCTTGTAGATATCATCTGTCCAATCCAGACCAAAATCAGTAGTTGAAAGTTCTTTCAATGTATCTTCGATGATCTTGAAAGGATTTGATACAGTACCAGAAACTCCTTCATTATCACCTTTATCAAATCCACCAGAAGTTCCACTGCTAAGATTAGTACCTACTTTTATATCAATATTTGGAATTTCGATTGTTGGTAAAGGAATTGTAAATCCACCAGCACTTGCAGTAAGTGGTATTTTTAAACTACCACCCGCTCTACTTGCTCTGATATTTAAATCTAATTTAAATCCTTGCATTGCTCGATACAATTCCAATAACATTGTTCCAGCACTACGCACCATTCTATTGACAACTGAACCAGTCTGATTAGCCATTTGATCGGTTATATTTTGTAAGTTTCCAGGTACAGCCTTCAAATAATTAGAAATTTCATCAGCAGAACTAAGGGCATTTCCATTTATATCTTTGAAAACAACACCGGATTGTTCAGCAACATAACCAATTTTATCAGCATAATCTTCAAATGCTTTAGTCCCAAATTCAAGAGAACCAGTCAGAGATTGAGTAAATGCGTCTTGAATGACAACATTTAATTCTTGCATCTTAATCAATTCACCAACAGAAGAAGATAATGTGTCTGTATTAGAAACAACATTAGCTATCTCTCCACTTGTCAATCCTAGAGAAGAACCATATTTTGAAGTATAGTCGGATATTGTTAAGAGTAAATCACCAAGTTTTGATAATTGGTCAGTATAATCAGTGACGGATATTTTTTGTTTTTCAAAATCTTCTGTAATTTTTCCCAAAGCAAAATAAGAATTTTCTACCATTCCATAAAAAAAACTTTGAGCGGCTTGCTTATTTCCAGCAAAAGATTTTTCAAAATCAATATTTTTAAGTTGCTCATTTATTTGAGAAAAATATTCATCAGAGCTAATAGAGCCATCTCTGAAATCTTGATTTAATCTCTGTAAATTATCAGATATTTCTTTGAAAGAACCGGCTAAATCCGATGCTTGCATCAAAGAGGCATTGAAGAAACCAACAAAATCCTTAGTTTTATCTGTTTTATCTGCAACTTCGTCAAGTGCTTTTATCAAACCGTTCAGAATGTCGATCTCAATTTGAGCAGCACCTGCGGCAGTATAAGACGCAACCATTGATTCTAATTTTGTTTTTTCATAGTCTCTAAATGCTTCAATATTTAATTTTACTTGACCTTCTTCGGAAACAAGATATGCTTCGGCATCACCTGTCAATTCTTGAAGTGTTGTTATATCCTCAGCACTAAAAGTTCCACCAATACCTTTTTCCAAAAGTGTTTTGGCAGAATTTACATTATTTACAGTTTCGCCAAATTTACCCATAAAGCTATTCGCTTTATCGTAAGCATCTGCTACACCATATATTTCATCAATTAAGCTTTGCAAAATAGATATTTCTAAATCAGTTGCGTTATTTAGTCTTGCAACTTCCATTTGCGCTTTTACTTTTTCAGCAGCGTATAAAGAAAAAGCATCTATATTGAGTTTAATTTGACCATTTTCTTCTATGAGAAATTTTTGAGCATAACCAGTTAGATTTTGAAGTTCTGCAATATCGTCAGTTGTAAAAGTTCCAGCAAGACCTTTATCTAATAAGTTCCTCATGGAACTTATTTCAGGTGTAAGTTTTAACAAAGCATCAATAAAAGAATAAATCTTTTTTGTTGTAGCCGCTACCGCAGTACCAGTTCCTTCTACCGCCATTGTGCTGTCATGTGTTGTATCATTATATGCGTCTTGAATTGCTTTTAGCTGACGAAATTGTTCTGCTGTCATTACTAGAGAAGCGTTTACATAACCAGTTTCGTATTGCGCGCTATTCATTTCTCTGACATATTCGTCATAAGTTGATGTTAGTGCCGCAAGTGTGTCACTTGTTTGCTTGAAAACATCAGACATCATTTTGTTTTTGTCAACTACTAAAGAACCAAAGAAACTTATTTCAGCCAAACCTTCTTTTAGAATCTTCATCTTCTCAACGTATTTACTGGTAACAGCCGTTATATCATTCGTGGTTACGGCAACTTCGTTAATTTTATCTTTAAATATATCTGTAGCTTCACCACTTGATTGGTCTGCATCTTTTTTAATTTGTTGATATTTTTGGTAAGCAACAATTAAACCAGTTATGGCTATAATCCAAGTGTTTGCGGCGGCGGCGGCTGTACTCATTGCTATTCCTGCCGCTTTTGCGGCAGATGAAAAAGAAATAGTAGCAGATGTTAATCTACCAGTCAAAATAATACTTGCAGCCATATTGCCTAAAAGATTCTGTAATCCAGCAACCAAAGCGAATACGCCATTACCTACCATCTCAGCTTTCATCATAGCTAAAGAAGCAATAACTATAGGTAATATGGTTTGTAATCCACCAATAGAATCAATTAAATTAAGTATGGCAATACCTAAATCTATAACTCTAATAATTTCATCACTCGTTATAAAATCTTGCCACATTCCTTCTGATGTTGCTTTTAATTTATTTGTTTTAGCTTCGATAGATTCAAGATAAATTCCGTATCTATCTAATGCTAAACCACCCGATGCAACCTCAGCATTTACTAATTTTTGGTATGTTGCTTGATTGTTCAAAAGTATAAGTAAGTTTTCGCGTTGCCTTGTACCCGCAAGTGCTTTGCTTATGTTTGCTTGTTCTACGGCATTTAATTTATCCCAAACGGGCCATAACTGATTTAGAACTTCTTCAAAACTTCTAAACTCACCTGTTTGACGATCTAAAATTTCAATATTTTGTCCAGTAGCGTCTTTAACGCGCAATAAGGCATCAGCAACATTGTTGATACCTAATCCTTCTTCATCTAATCTGCCTGTTTTAATATCTTGATAACGTGTGAATATGGTTTTACATTCTGTTACTTTTTATGACTTCTTTTCAGAAGCGGAAAAGGTTCTTCAATAAGTGTCTTTACACTTGACCTTCTCTCTACACTTTTATGTATATGTGTAGTTCAGACTGTTGCATAAGCAATTTGATTGCTTCTTCCTTGCTCAGTCGTTAATGGCGTTATATAATAGTATTTTATTTTTCAAAAAAACGGAATTGATTTCAGATTATCAAGTTTCCCATTCTCAATAATCATCTTAATTCCTTTAAATACTATTATACAACTTCCAATTCGTTGTCCAATTTTTAGATTGGATTTTCGAACCACCTAATTTAAATGGGTTAAATTAGGATCATCAAAGGAAGTTTTCATTATGATTTTATTATATCATAATGCCTCAAATCTTGTCAATAGTGACAATGGGTAAGGATTCACCAATACTTTCACTCGCCTTCCTAGAAATACTAGAAACCGTACCTATATAACCTACCAAACTATCAAAACCAACACCTGATTGTTGAGCGGTAACTGCCGTTCTTTGTAATGCGCCTGCCAATTCCAAAATCTGTTACTTTTCTGACCTAAAATTATAGGCGACTAAGTATTTCTACTTAATTCTGCGTTTTGATACTTCGCATAGTATACGCAGTTCCGACTGTATATTCACCTTTATTTAAAAAAGGGGATGACTTCAACATAATTATTACTAATTATATCCCACAGTCTGTAGAGGTTATTTATATATCTCCTATATAAATTCTTCCTTCGGTCTTACCTTTGCGATAGGCGTTAACCGATATAGTCATCAACTAAAAATATTTTCAAATATTGTATCATTAAAATCCAAATTTGTCAAATATTTTCTATACGTTTCCGTATATTTGGGCAAATTTCTTAACCCACTGAGGTCGCACTAGAATTATCAACGGCTGTCAACTTATCAACAATACTAATACTATCTTTTGCTTCTAGGTTATAAGCCGCTAAGATAGAAGTTAAATATTCCGTACTTTGTGCCGCATCAAGGTTAGCCAGTTTACTCATCATTGTAGACGTAGTTAACAATTGGTTAGTTTCAGCAACAGTTTTACCTTGTCTAATCCATTCCAAACTACCTTTTGCAACTTCAAGAGTAGAAACACCTAATTCCTTAGCCATTTTATTATATGAAATAGCTAATCTTTGAGTATCCTCAGAACTTTGACCTGTTACCAATCTAATCTTGTTCATTTCACTATCTAATTGAATTAGGTATTGTATTGATTGGTTTACCATAGCCATAGCTTGGTGCATAGTTAAAGTAACAACAGTCCATTCTGCGAATCTCTTGATAACATTTCCGATTTCTTGTCTAATATCAAATATGTTTCTTTGAGATGTTTGAAGTGTCTTATTGTTTTCTTTTAATTGATTATAAAAAGCCTTTACTTTGTCTGGGTCTGTTTCAGCCAATATATTTTGTGCCAAACCTTTAGACATATCTAATTCTTTTCCACCACTATACTTACCAGCACCAGCGGCGGCTAAAAATTCTCTAGCTTTTTGTTTTATGGAATCCATAGCTTTTAACGATCTTTCAAGTTCTCTTGCTCTTTTATTTTCTTCATTAGTTATTTTTCTAGATTCCACCAATGCTTCACTATACTTTTGTCTAAGTGTAGTCATTTTAGCTTGAATATCTTTAGGGTCAGCGTTTGCGGCTATATCTCTTTTTATTTCAGCGGCTAATGTATTAGCATCGGTTTTCTTAGCACTATCTTTTAATTGACCAATTCTTGTTTCAAGCAATAATAATTTCTGTTTTTCAGAAAATCTTTTATCTTCAATTACTTTTAAATCTCTAGCCGCCTGAATCTGTCTCCGAGATTCTTTTTCAGCTTCGGCATACATCTTTTTAAATCTTGTCATCTTGGCTTCGATGTCTTTTGGGTCTGCACCTGAAGCAATATCGGATTTTATCTCAGAAGCCAATGTTTCAGCAAGACTTCTTTTTGAACTAGATTTTAAAAAGGATAACTTTGTTTCCGCTAAAAGTATTTTCTGTTTTAACGAAAATCTTTTTTCATCTTCTGATTTTTCTTCTCTAGCTAATGCAACAAGTCTTGAACTTTCTACAACAGCTTTTTTATATGCTAATTGTAAACGATCACCCGCCTCAGCCATTTTATCAAAATTCTTAGGGTCTTTAGCATCCATTGACAATATATCAGATGCCTCTGTTTCTGCGGCTGTTTTATCCGCAGAACCAGTAAGAGGTTTCATAGACGCTTGTAATCTCTTAGCAGTTTCAACTTGTTTATTCATATAATCAAGTTTTTGCGCTTCGATTTTTAGATTTATATCTTCAAGTCTTTTTTTTTCTTTTAGTTCTCTTTGTTCCTGTTTTTCATTTGCTAGACGATTTTCTTGAAAACTTATAGTTTTATTCCATTGGTCATTCGCCCATCTGAAATTCTCTTTTCTCAGGTTGTTTTCTTTGTCCATATACTCTATGGTATATGCTGTCGTAGTCTTTATTCCGGTTGCTAAATCTTCCCATTGACTAGCATTTATTCCTATTATCTTTGAAGCACTTGCTTCTATTTTTGCTATGCTATCTTTAATAATTTGTGGAACATCTCCAGCACTAGAACCGGGCGTTGTATCTATTTTAACAGTAACAACCATTGGAACTTTTCTATCAGCAATACCTTTTATTACAGCATCTAAACTAGCTTGATTTAATTTTGCCGCAAGTTCTAATGTATACTTACTTCCTGCCATTTAACACCTCCAAATCAAGGCATTAAATAATGCCTAAGAATTAAGTTTATTTTTTAAATTATCCAAATCATCCCATTTTCTATCTTTTGCATCCATATCCGTATAAATAGAAACCATTTTTTCATCACTCCAACCATATAATTCCTTGATGAGAGTAGTAGATAATCCTGCCTTTACAAGATAGGTTGTAGCATAATGACGAAAACAGTGAGGATATAAATCAACGCCTAAAACCTTTTCAAACTTAGTAATCCAGTTTCTAATAACAGGAATTGTGGCGGGTTTTCCGTCTAATTGAATAAATAAAGAAAGATGGTCATCCACATTGTGTTTAGATAAAATATTTTCTCTTTCTTCCAACCAATCTTTATAGTATGGTAAAAATATATCTCGAATAATATACTTATAAATCATTTTACCATTTTTTGTTCTACCTTTAGTCTTAATGGTTTTTAGAGTTTCCATAAAAAGACCATTGAAGGCAGTATGGTTTTCATCAAGAATATCAATATCAAATCTAAATAATTCAGATAATCTAGCACCACTAGCAATAGCTAGAGCCAACCAACATGCTTCTTGTTTCATATTATTTTCTTTTAAATAGGTAAACAAACTATCAATCTGTTCTTCTGAAAGAATTGTTTTTTCTCTAACTTCGTTCTTCGGCATGGTTTCTACTGCAACCAAAATTCTGTTTTTAAAATTTGGGTAATCTTCGTCATAAAACCTCTCCAGAAAGACAGAGAAGGAACTAAGACAAGACCTCATTCGGTTAATTCTTGCAGACCCCCATCGTAATTCCTCAGTGCAAAATATAAAGAAATCGCTAATCTCTAGTTTCTTCACATCTGTAAATATTTTGTTCTCATTATACTCGACATTCCAACAAAAAAAAATGTTCAAATCACTCTGGTAGTTGCTAATCGTAAGATCGGATGATCTCATATTTTTGTCTTTCAAGAATTTTGTAATAAATTCTTTATTTTTCTTGTGGATTTTTTCAATACATTCATCACTCGTAATAACTTTACGAAAAGTTTTTCTTGTCATTTTAAAATATTCTCCCTGATAAAATATGCTAAACCAATTGAAAAACTATCACTTTCATCCAAATTTTTAAAACTCATATCTGGATATTTTGACATTACATAATCTCTTATATTTTCTTTTTTAGCGTGACCATCATTTAGAATTATCTTCTTAACTGTGGTAGCTGGAAGAAAAATCTGTTCAACATCATAGAACAAATAATTAATAAGACCATTAACTTTAAAAATAGCTTGAGTAGAAGCATTAAATCTTGAAAATCCTTGTTCTACAATTATTTTAAAAGGTTTATAAATTGATCTAAAATATAAAACTCTATCTCCAATAAATTTCAATTTCAAAGGATGTGTGTCATAATCCTTTGTTTCTATGGATGTGCAAAAGACACATTTTCCATCATTGGTAAAAATAGATAAACCTGTGCAACTAAGAGATAAGTCAAATGCGTATAAATATTCTTCTGTCATCTTTCCTCCAAAGGAAAAAGAACAAGACAGAAATAAATCTGTCTTGTTCTAATACCAAAATTATTTGGCAATTGCACTATCTGTAAACCAGATGCGCAAAACAACGGTTAGAATACCAGTCACCAAAAGAGTAGCCTCAGAAGGTGAGAAGTTCCCTTTTTGCAGAAAATCAGCAACGATCAGTAAAATACCAATCATGGTTTGAAGCACACCCAACCACACCGTTTTACTTTGCCACCAAAACTTAGCATTAATATTTTCCATAAAAACCTCCTATGTTTTAACAAAACCTCTTTTATAAAAAGCTATATCGAATAAAATTTCCAAACCACCATTATCAATCATATCTCTGATAAAGGATTCCCAATATGGTGTTCTTTCGTGCGAGAAATAATTTCCTGCACCATCAACCAAAGAAGAAGTAGGGCCGTAATTATAACCTGTAAATTTATTGTTTAGAATATCTTCTAAATTTTTTCTTGAATCAGCATATCCAGGAATGGGACTACCATGAATCCATCTTCTACTGTTATTCGACATTCCTGTTCCAGCATAATCATAGAACAATTTTTTACTCATTGTTTTCAATGTTTTCTTCAATGGTTTCCAGTTCCAAGAATTTAGAAATTCCCATGTTGGTTCACCTGTTGGTTTCATATTATCATCAGGCGCATACCAGCTTGCAATAGTATAAACATTGTCTAAAATCTGAGATCGTAAATTCTCCATGACATCTTCTGCTACTTCTTCTATTATTTCCTCAGCCACTTTTTCCAAAAGAATTTCCAAATCTTTTTGGTTTTTCAAAGGACTTGTAAGCGTTTGCATTATCTTTCAACTCCTTTTTTCTCTTTCTCTTTTCTTCTACATCTCTCTGATAATCGCAATATTGATTAGAACAAACTATAGTATCTTCATCCAGTGAAACTAATTCACCATCAACAATTCTATCAGATTGAAATGTCCTTAACTGTAAGATGTTCTTACAATAAGGACATTTCTCATTTAAATTCTTTTTCAATTTTCCGAAAATCATAACTATGACTGTAAGTTACTCAAAGGCAAACTTTTGAATTTTTCTACAATACTGACTAATTCTGATTTCAATGCCTGTAGTTTTTCTTCACCGAAATTATCTTCAAATTCTTTCATCAATCTTTCGAGAATAGATGAAATAGAATTTCTTTCATTCATGTATTCTTCAACAGATTTATTTAAGATTGAAATAAAATCATTGTAGTTTATAATCTTGTCCTGAACAATGTGCCAAATTCTGTACAGATGATAATCATAATCTCTGAGTTCATCAACTTCAATATCAGTACACATATCAATTACAGTTAGCATCATAATCCATTCAGCACCAAATCTATCCGATTTTAAACTAGCTAATTTGGTCATACTCTGATCATCAAAGCAAGTTTCAATATAACTCTTAATTAGTAACAATTGTTCTCCAAAACTAAGATAAGGCTTAATCTTGATGATTTTATCATCATAAACAAAAGTTTCTTCCTTAATTTCCTGAAAAACATAAGACTTTTTATCCACTTTAAACTCCATTTTTTATAAAGAACTTATCGCTCTATTGAGAATATGGTAGTAATAACCAGTGATTCCGTTGATATTTTGCATCTTATCTAAAATGCTCATTTTATACTCTAAATCCGTCAAACTTGAGGCATTTGTACCCCCAATAAACGTACCATCTGTTGCATAAGTATACATTGTGTAAATATTTATGTCACCAGAATATTGCAAAGAAACCATCTGATAAACAAGTAAAAATCCTTCAATATACTTTTTAGCTTTTTCCTCTGTGTCTACCGTAATCTTATCTACAACAAAACAAACACTGTTCGATGTATCTACTGCATATTTTCCAACATTCAATAAAATATCAACATCGGCAACTGCAATTTCTGTTAATTCGTTACCTTGCAAATAAAGATGTTGTAAACCACTAATAGAACCAGTATGTACTGCCATATAAGGCATTGGATTTATTCTAATAGTGTTAGCATTAACGCCAACTGTAAAACTATAGAAATCCTCACTATTAATAAAAACTCTTTTATAACCTGCCATATTCCTCCTAATCTTCTCCTCTAGGCATTGGTGCTGGTATACCTTCCAATTCTATTACCTGAGCCATTAGAATTGTATTCCACTTTCTATAAAGAATATTTTCTTTAGTCAATGTTATCAACTTATCACTGAGGTCTTTATGTTCAGAATTTAATTTAAAATAATCATTCCTTAAAGAAATATGATCTTTTCTAAGTAATTCATATTCATCTTCTAATTTCTTGTATAGAACATTTTTTTCCTCATTTTCAGTTTCAAGACAAGACACTCGCTCTTTTAATTGATCTAAAACCATTCCTGAACTTTTTATCAATTTTTCTGCCGCAGTTGCGTAAATGTCTTTTTCATTTGCTTTCATATTAGCTATTTCAAACTTTATTTTTCTGTAAGCTAATATAGCCGAAATTAAAGTTGTCAAACTGAGGACTATGCTACCAATAATTGTTACTATTGTTGAAATTTCCATTATTGCACATCCTCTCTGATTTTATTCATCTCTCTTTTTTCTCTTTCATAATTTAATCTTATTTTTAAAACATATAAAAATATAACCAAACTTAATAAGAGAGTTGTTATTCCAGGTCTTGTAAAAGAGTGTATGAAACCATCTGATGTAATGGAATCTTCCGCATCAAAAATAAATAATATTCCGTAAAAAAATGTAAAATATCCAGAAGGGACTAGAAAAGAAATCAATCCCCATCGAATTGGGTCTTTTTCCGTTCTCAACATATATACCGTAAATCCAAATATTGCCATTGAAGAAATCAAATTTATCAATGTTAATAATTCATAAAAAGCATGAAAATCTGAAAAAAAGTTATACTCTAACATACATATACACCTCCTAATAAACCGTTATAATAATAGAATCTGTAAATCTTGTATATGCAGAAACTTTTGCTGTTATAGTGGTTGTTCCTGTTGATAAAGCTGTAAAATAACCAGAAGATGAAATTGTACCAACAGATGTATTGGAGGATGAAAATGTTATATCCGAATAAGGAGGTGAGAACACAGTCATATTTCCAATTGCTTTTAAATCTATATATTTTGTTTCAGTAATTGGAATATAAAAATCACCATTGGCTATGACTATTTGAGAAATTTCACTATACCATTCCGAGTTTTCTATTATTTCTATAATATCACCAAAAACGTAATCTCCATTATTAGCCTGAGATGCTAAGATATTCAATTCAACAGGTGTTGAAGTATATCCTTCGGGCTTTATTGAAAGAGAAAAAGAACCACCAAATTCCGCTCTTGGAAAAGTAATTTGTATTTTTCCTATCTGATTACTGCTAGAATCTGATGATACTAACATAGCTTCCATAACTAATCTTACTGTAGATGGAATTATCTCACCGTCTATTTCGATTGATTGTGTATTTTCAGATAAGGTATAATATCTTATACAAACTTCTTGACCTAGTAAGCCGGAACAAGTAAAATTCTTTCCAGAAAAAACAACTTTTTCGGTAGAATCATTTATAGTTACCCAACCGTATATATTAGTATCGGTTGTCGCAACAGGATTGTTTCTGACTGTACCAATTCCACCAACACCCAAAATAACTCTTTCATCTGTATATATATTATTAGAAGTAGTTATTCCGTTTTGTGTGTTTAGAGAAAGTAAACTTAAATTAAACTGAGCATCGTTTATAGTTATTTTAAGTTGAGGGGAGTTTGTATAAATAGTTTCTAATAAAGAATCTCTCCCAGAGTAAACATCGGTTGTAGAAACCGAAAAATCTAAAGAAGAATCCAAGAGAGTTTTACCTGTGAAAAGCAATTCACCTGTTTCTTCTGAATACCCCCAAACATCTGCCACACTTGCTAAAAATTTTCTATATTGAATTATTGATTCTTGTGGTATTGGTGGAATGTATTCAGAAACTTCAATTAATGTCAATAGTGATGATATTTTTGATTTTCTAAAGGCAACTTCTACCAAAGATTGAGAATTTGATACTTTTGTATTTTTTTCTGGTTCTACTTCTACCAGAGTTTGAGTATAAGATAAAAGAGAGTCTGTTATCAAAACTTCTACTAAAGCACAAGTTCCAGAAATTTTAGTTGTATTGACTGGATTTATTTCAGTTAATACTTGAGTAGAAGAAATATTCATTACGGCACACTTATATGTAGTTGTAAATTATTTATGTCGGATTGTGTCCATTCAAGACCTGTGTTTGGATTTACAAGATATTCTGTACTATACAAAGTTGTAAAACTTGTTGGACAAACAATAGTGGTTGTGTAGTTTGTAGAATTTGTTCTTATTCCAGCATTTACACTACCACCAGCAGTATCACTCAATCTAAAGAAAGGTATAACTCTCTGAACAACCAAGTTTGTAAGGTCGATTGTTGTTAAAGTATACTCATCAACCTGTCCAGAAACCATAGAACTGTTAAAGTCAGTATCAGATGGTGGAATTTCATCAACATTCTGATAGTTTGGATTTCCACTACTACTTGTCCACTGATTCGTAGAACCATTACCGGCAACATTCAATGGAAGATAATAACCTAAACCACACCATTCAGCATCATCTAAAGCAAGATCGTCAATATAAAAAGATTTGACATTGTCGCCATAAAAAATAAACTTGTCAACGGCTGTTTCAGAACCAGGTTTTGTATCACCAGAATATGTGAAAATTTCAGCATTATCAACCTTTATAGTTAAAACACCAACAGTATCGCTAACCTTGTATCTTACCTCTAAACATTGCCAATCATTTAGCATGAAACTATTGTTCGGCGTACTTGCTGTTACACCACCTGTTATATCTATCTTTTGTGAACCAGTATTCGTTCTTAGTGTCAAAAGTGTGGTTGAAGAATTATTAAAGGCAATTCTAAAATCATCTATTGGTTTAACCCAACATCTAAGATACATATCTGAAATAGGTGCTGAAATTGTTTTTGTTCCAGATGGAGCATTTGAAAAACCAAAACTCATAAAATAGTAACAATAAGTTCCATGTATGACAGAGGATGTAACAGCACCAGTTCCAGTATCACCAGAATATGATGTCCACCAACTCATGTCCCCTCTTTCAGCACCGTCTGAAAATTCTAGGATTCTTGCCATTTTACCTCCAAAATAATAAAAAAGAGTGGAGTATTGCTACCCCACTCTCATAGAACAAATTAGGCAACAGTCAAAGTAACTG